ATCAAAACAATCTTTTATGAAAAGACTTAATAATAATAAGATGGCTATAATAGCTTCTCTAATTATTGATAAGAATTTACATCAAAAGTATGAATCGATGTGGATTAAGTATGAAGATCTTCTGAACACTTCGATAAATCGAAATGGGAAGAAGTACACACTGGAGAAATATAAACCTTGTTACGCATTTCTACGTAACTTGGTGTTAAATCTTCCAACTCAACCTTTGAGTTTTACTAAAGCAGACAAACGTGGTATTCCAAAACCTCTTTGGCCTCTAAGGCCACTCATAAAGAGGGGAAGGAATGAACAACGTTTGGCCCTAACTATTGCGAGATCATATGAGAAAATTAAACTTCCAATAGAGATAGATGTAGAGTCTATCACTGCTGGTCACCCGAAAGGGAATTCCAGTAGTGAAACAACAAAACATTTTTCAATATTTTTGGAGAAATTTTGTCATAAATATCCGTGGTACTTAGGGTCTTTAGTAAACCGAGAGACTGGTGATCCAAGAGTGATCACAACCACAGCTAAAGGACCTAACGGTCCTGCTGTAGCTTGTGCTCATCTTGACGCCAGGGCAGTATGTGATGATAAAGTTCTATACAATGGGTTAATCAAACTCAATAAAGTCCTAGGACAAGAGTGGATTACACATTGGATGAAGCTTCATGCATCATATACGCCTTCAAAAGATAACTTACTTACCGGCCGTTTAGGCTTTTCCAGCGAAGCTGGAGGTAAGACAAGAACTTTTGCTATCGGTGATTACTGGAGTCAAACATCGTTAAAGGTTATACAAATTTCATTGTATAACACCCTAAAAACAATAAGTACAGATTGTACCAAAGATCAAGACAGAGGATTTAAAACCCTCATATCTGAATCGTTAGGTAAATCAACTTATTGCTTCGATTTATCATCAGCGTCAGACAGAATTCCTGCAGAAATGCAGAAAACTCGTTTGAATCTAATGTTAAACGAAGATTTAGGTGATGCTTGGCATACAGTAATGACTCAGCGGGACTTTTATATTAAAGACCTTAATACAAGTGTTAGGTGGAAGGTAGGTCAGCCTTTAGGCTTACTATCTTCTTTCCCTTCATTTGCACTTTGGCACCACGATATCATTCAATATTCTGCAAATCTTCATAGAATTAGAGATGGCAAGCCACTCTTATTCTTTAAGGATTATAGATTATTGGGAGATGACGTGGTAATATTTAATACAAAAGTTGCAGTTACCTACCAGCAGATTCTTAAAGATATTGGAATTCCAATAAACTTAGAGAAATCTGTGATTGGTGATAAAAGTAACTCCCAAATAGAGTTTACCAAAAGGTTTGCTCTAAATGGGCTGGAAATGTCATCTCTCAAATATAACATCTTATCTAAGAACAGCCAGGTTTACCTAGTTGATCTTATAGATTTGATGATTGAGAGAGACTTCATTCCAAATACAGGTCACTACGGCTTGTGTGATTACCTTTCATCAAAAGGTTATCAAACGATTTCAATGATTATTTGGTTTAGATCATATTCATCTACCCATTTCAGGGTTAAAGATGACATTATGATCGGCCATTCAGAATTAACCCAAAGGGTTAAGGATAAACGGCACCAATTAATCTTAGAGAAATCAGTCGAGATAACATCATTTCATGACATGAAGCCACTAAATGAGTCTTATGACTCGACTGCGCTACCTCGTAGTGTAGAGGCACTTGGACTAAGTGATGGATTTTCGTCCGATAACTTTGTGCTGCACCCACTGGTGTGGGCTATAAATCAAATAGGTTTAGACCTGTGCGATATATTAACCGCCCTCTGGGATGAGTCAGAAGGAATTTCTCCTGTTGAATTCATACCGAATCCATCTACGAAACCATACTTTCACTCTAGAAAATCTAAAGGAGTATATCTCTCGAAGATTATAATCGATTCGTTTAACGAATTGGTTAATGAGAACCAAGATGTAAACTTGAAGTCAAGACTTTAGAAGTCTGTTCAGGGTTAAAATATGAACAGGTCATGCTTACATGAGCTATT